CTGTTACTCAATTTCTCTTTTGCAGCGAGCATTTCCATTTTCAGAAATCATAGATTGGAATTTTTCTTTAGTATTTCTAACTCAATAGCTTCATCTTTTCGTGTATTGGGTATGTTCTTGATTTTTTTAATCAAGTCGTCTGTGGTTTTCATAAGGTTTTCTTGTTCCTTTTTTAACTGCCTTAGTTGATTCAGTTTCCTTATTTAACCATTTCCACAAGTTTACCCCTACAGCTACTAGTCCTCCTATTGCAGCTGTTACCCAACCAATAGGGCCCATCAACAATTTCATAGCGGTACTAAAAACAGTTGTAGCTACTGTAGCTAAACTAATTGTTCCTGTCAAAACACCAACGATTGTATTTTGCGCCACTAAAAGACCAGTTTTTATTGCTATTGCTGCAGAATTGGCTTTATCGGCTGCTAAGTTTAACATCCATGCTCTTCCGAGTGCTGTGGTAGATAACGTTGCCAGTTTTGATATTCCATTGTATAAACTTATTGCGGTTGTATAAGCTTTGATTGCCAATTCAGATTGTTTTATATAGCCTGTCACTTGCTGAATTACTTTCAATGCTGTAAAGGTGGCAGCAAAACTGGCAATTGTTGGTAGTAATGGTGTTAAGGCTGTACCTATCGACGTAATAGCTTTTCCGAATAGTTTCATCAACGGAATAGTTGATTGAATCGCTGCATCAATTGCCTTAAAAGTTATATTCACTACATTTTTTAAAGAGTCTAAGTTTTCGGCAATATTTTTTCCTGTCACTGCTTTGGATAATTCATCAAATGATTTAATAACTGTAGTTACACCTTTAACGGTGGCTGTTTTAATATTTGCCCATGAGGTTTTGATACCTTTTGAGTTTTTCTTGGCTAAATCCGCAAAACCGCCTACACCTTTATCCAACTCAATCAAACGATTATTGAACTCATTAAATGTAATATCTCCTTCTTTTAAGGCATCATATAATTGGTTAACTGAGTTAACACCTTGTTCTTTGAAAGACTTAGCAACTTTATCCATCGCAATCGGCATTGTTTCTTGTAATGTTCGCCAAGACTGCATATCAACTTCACCCTTACCGAGCATTTGAATATATTGTTGCATACCACGAGTCGCATCAGCAGTTGAAGCTCCAGAAGCAAGAAAGGCATCATTTAATGCAATAGCTGTGTCAGTTCCTTTACTCAAGCTACCAGTTGAAATTGCTAACTGTTGCGTATTTGATACGATTTCATCTAACGATGTAGGAAGCCCATCAATCCCATCACTTAACTTAGTCATTGATCTATCTACATCTTCTGTTGAGTAACCTAGAGCCTTCATAACTACAGGATATTTATTCAACGTATCAAAACGGTTAATAGCTCCTTCAACAGAATCCTTAACCATATTTACGGCCGTAGATACTAATTTTACGGCACCCACACCTGCTCCAATACTAAGAATTGACTTGCCTAATTGATTCCCTTTAGTGGTGCTTTTATCCAATCCATCCCCTAGCTCACCAGATTGCTTGTTTACACCAGCCATAGAACGTTCAGCGCTACTCATCGTGCTACTAAACGTTCTATCAGTGGCAGTAAGTATTGCTTCGACTGAATATGATTCCATTATTTTCCTCCTTTCCTACTTATTTGCTTTTCTTAATAAATCAATTGCTCCTATATCAACTTTTTCATCAATTAATGATTTACCCAAAATAAGCTTCTCTCGTTCTTCATAATTGAAAAACTTATTGAATTCCTTATAATAAGGTTCAGATTTTTTACCTTTAGTCGCCTTAATTTGGTTATTTAGCCAAGATTGAAGATAGAGGTCTCTTTCATGGTCAAGTCTTTTTAACTGAAACGCCAATAGCCTAACTTCATATTCATACAAAGTCATTCGTTCAATTTCTGATAAATCAGTAATTTCTAGGTAACGAAAACAATTAATAAGAATATTTTCATAAGCTTCAGCTGAGGTTAGTTCCTCTCTTACTTGTTCTCCATCAGAGCTTTCTTGAAATTTCTGACCGTTAACTTTCCCGCATTGCTTTCTTCTAAGTTTTTCAACGTTTCATCAAATAACGCCTCAATATCATCAACAGTTTCAACAAACTCATCTACTTCATCCTTAGAAGGTCTACTTTTTTCCGTAATGGTAGCTGTGTAAAGTACATCAGATAAAACAACGATATTTCCACTTACTAGCTGCGGTAATAATGTTGTTAGTCCCATCCCAAGATTTACATCATTGCGAACTACCCCATGCTGCTTATCCAATTCACGAATAAACTTGACTCCAAAAATACAGTTATATTTTTTTCCTTTAATTTCGATTTGCATGCCTTTTCCTCCATAAGAAAAGGACAGCCGCTAAGCTGCCCTCTAAATTTATATTTTAAGCTTGATTATTCAATGTTAAGGTGTGTTGAGCTGTTTTTTTACCATCCTCTGTTGTTCCTGTTGTGGTATAAACACCAGCCGGTACCGCTTCTGTCCAAGTAATATTTCCTGTTTCAGAGACAGCAAGACCTTCTGTTACAGGTGAAATATCATAGTTTACCTTCTTGTTGGTTGCATTTTCAGGTAAAACAGTTGCTGTGATTTGTCGGCTACCTGCAGCACCAGCATCTGCTGTGGACGTTTTAGGAGAAAACTCTAAGCCAGTTACAGCAATAGACAATGTTTTAAAAGCTGGAATATCTACTCGCTCTGATTCTTTCCCATTAACAACACGAGTTACTTGGTACTCACCAGCCGGCACTGAAGTGTTAGGTTCCATTCCTGTTATAGTTAAAGGTGATGTGCCGGAAACAACTTCGGTTTGGCCTTTATAAATTTTAAAAGTATCCACCATATTTATTTTCCTTTCTTAGCTTAATTCAATAGAAGCCCCATCGACTGTAGGAGTTACACTTCCCACAGAAGGGCTATCTACTTTCCCGGATCAGCTGTTTCAATAGTCGTATTTTTGAAGACATATTGAACTACTTCTTCTTGATCAGCAGTTAATGTTGCAAATCCTTTTGCGCCTTTACCATTGATACCAAATTCTAATGAAACTTCTACGGTGTCTTCAGCATTAGGCGATTTACCAAATGATGTTACATATCCTTGGTAATAGGTTGCCTTGTACTTGTCAGCATTATCTCCTGTACCTTTTTCTGCTTTGTTGATTTCCCAAATTTCAATAATATCGTCATTGTCTAAAGCTTCTTCTAGTTGATCAACATACGGATCACCGACTGATAAAATAGATGTTGCTGAAAAATCAATTTCCAATGATCCTGGGATACGAATCGGACCATCTTTAGTGGCCACGGAGTCACTATCTTTTGTTTTTGTATTTTCATGTTCTGTCTGGAAAGCTAATTTCCATGCTGCTTCCTCTTTTGATTTTTTTAACAAACGGAAAAGTAAAATAATATCAATACCTTTAGCCGCTACTTTTGCTTCATTAGCCATTTATATTCCTTCTCTCTATAGTATTTTGAATTCTAAAGATATCATTGCCCGCTTCAATGGTGTGTTAGTCGAAATGTCATCTACTAACCGAATACCGCTTGATTGGATATTGAGCGACCAATAATAACCTTCCGTTTCAGAAATAGATAGAGCCTCAGCAAAAATTGCTGAAGCCATATCCGATATTTGTTTACGTTTTTTTGCCAATCCCCATACAGATAGATTCAATGTAACCGAACCTTTAATATCAGTTTTGTTGGCTTGGTGCAGTGTCTGAGTATCTTCTAATTCGACAAATGGATAACCTACATCATTCATAGGTTTATAATCGTAGGTTTCATAACCCAGTGATTGACACTTCTTATACACTTCATCGAAGATTGATTGATCTCTTGTTTTAATCATTTCATCAACCTTTCCAAGTCCGTTCTAAATTTCACTTTTTGTTGTTTCAGCGGTGGTAAAAAGAAATCACGTTTCACCATAAATCTCGTACCGTTTATTAAATACGGTGCGTATTCCGTTCCTGGTCCTGTATGCCCAGAAAAACCATTGTTCGAAAGCCTCATAACGATACTTCTTTTTGTTGCCCCAGTTGGTTTAATAAACTTTTTACCTTCCCAGTGTCCAGTTAACACTTTTCCGGCTTCAGCTTGCATATTGGCGGTTAATTCTGCTGTGTTATTTCTAACAACTTTTTTCACATCATCAAGTTGAGCATTTCTCTTTAGTTTTTTAGAAATTCCAGCTAATCCATTAATTCTTACTTGACTTCTTGCCATCAATAGTCACTTCCTGAATAATCAAGCTATTTCTTAATGCAGGAACTCTACTTGTAATAACTTCCCAAGTTTTACCCTCAAACTCAATGTAATCAAATTCTGGAATAACGAAAAGGGGCTGTGTCCTAATGACCTTAGCCCCTTCTTTAATGCTTCCGAAAATAGTAATAGAACGATTTGTACCAATATCAGTTACATTGACATCAGCAATTTTTCTAAACGGTTCTTCTTCAATCCATTCACCTGAATTTGGATCATAATGCGATTCTGAAGATTTTTTTACAAAGGTAATTTCATCTAATATCTCATGAAATGTAAACCTCCCACGTTTAGGCTTATAAAGTTCTTCTATTTCCTTATTCTTATACTCTTCAATCTCATCTTGATATTCAGAAAAATCAGAGTCTGGAAATGCCATAGATAAACCTTCTTGAGAATAAGATTGCATTCCTTCTTGGCCAATACGATTAAATCGTTTTAAAGTGACTTCATATACAACTGAATCAAAACTTTTTGGTAACTCAATGACATTCAATATATTTTGAAGCCGATCTTTTGTACGTCTTTCAATGATTTCTAATTTTTCATCAAGACTGCCATTTAATAATTTTTTTACATCATTTGCTATCTCTGACATCAAAACACCACCTAAGTTAGTTCGATTGTCGCCCCATTTGTTGTCGGTGTTACTTTTCCGACAACAGGGCTAGTTACTCCCCCGCAGCTTTTGGTTGAATCTTAGCAAATGCTTCATCTTTGATGACCATGAAACCAATATCCATTGTAGCTCGTAAAGCAACCAATTCTTGTTCGTACAAGTTGACAGGCGTACCGTCTTCATTCGTTAAAGTAGATAATTGAGCTTCTTCTGAAATTTTGAAATTAATGTTAAATGGGATACCATAGCGCAAGTAATCAAAATCACCAGTATAAAGGTTTCCCTTATCCATAGATTTTAGATCTGCTACAGGTAGTCCATCAATAGTATTGCTGACACGATCATAAATAAATTGAGTTGTGTCACCAATTTTTTTACTTGCTTCACGTAGCACTGTACGATTCTTACGATTAGAAATGAAAGCATTCGGATCGTATTCACCTTCTCCAAGCAAATCCTCTAATGCTAAAATGTTGTCATATGTCAAGTCGCCCTCAATTACATTACTAGCTGCAATGACAGATTTTTCAATAGATTGAGAGAATGGATTTTCTTTATCAAGGATAGTAGCCGCATCAATTTTCTTATAAAATGCTTCTGCGATTTTTGGTTGCATTTGAGTAAAGAAATCAGACATCTTATAAGTTAAATATTCCCGAGAAACTGGGATAATAACACCAATTTTTTTCGCAGTCATCGTTACGTTTAACCATTTAGGTTTAGACGTTTTAATCTTTTCGCCTTCACCAACCCAGTACGCCCCAGGACCTTCTGCAAAGTATTCGAATTTCTTTTCTTTGCCGTCCATTTCTTCATATTTAGCCAACTGCATTAACTTAGAATTTTCCATCACATCTTTTAAAATTAAAGTGTTGTACTTATCTGGAATTGTTCCATCTTTTTTCTCTAATACAGTGACGTTGTCTGGATTCCATGTTTGAGCAAACATTTGAATATCCATTTTCATTAATGTTTTTTCTCATTTATATTTCCTCCTATTTTACAATTCGTTTACTTGCTGCAAGAGCTGCAACTGATTCGGTTTCTTTTTTATCAGTTGAAAATTGTCCACCCTCACCTGGTGTTTTTTGGCGAGCATTTTCTTTCTTAATCATTGATACATAGTTCGTAACAATAGCGACAGCTTTTTTTGTAGCTTCTGCATCATCTGAAACAATCAATCCTAGCAAATCATCGTCATGCGGCAAACTAGCCTCTGAAAGCATTTTAGAAGCTTCCTTTGACATGGAAACTAATGCTTGACTACGTTCCAATTCCGCAATTTTTGCTTCTAGCTGTTTCTTTTCATGTTCAGCTTTTTCCTGAGCATTCATTTTTGCCAGTTTTTCTGCTTCTGCTTGTTTTTCTTGTTGCTCTTTTCCCAAGCTTCTTTTGTTTTTGATACTTCAGCAGCGATCATTTTTTGCTACTTCACCACGTAGAAAACGTTTTTTTCATTACCTTTATCTTTGCCGCTATCTCCTGGCGGTGTTTGCTCTTGACCTCCGGCCGGTTGGTCCGTATCCCCAGCGCCAGTATCTGGATTATCAGCAAAGAATTGTAAATGCATTGGCAATAATAGTTTTTTTTGTTTTCATGATTATCCTCCACGGTTACGCCGCTACCCGATCATATTTGATAATGTTACGCCTACCAATCGAAACAGCTTTCTCTTTAATGCCTGTAAGCAGTAAGAAGGCAATATAAAAAGCCTAACGTGTGTTAGACTCTACTCAATAATCTCATAAGTTTTTTCAAATATGTCCGGCTTGCACGGATAAAGTTCACCATTAACGCCTTTTATGATGTAATCACCAGGACTTGCATAAATTGGTCCTTCAATAGTATGGATAGTTAATTTTTCAGGAACATCAAAAAATTCAATTTTTTTATCAACATAGATTGCTCTCTCCAGCCACTTAGGTCTTTCACTGAAATTGCGATCCTTCCCATAAAAACCTA